GGATCTAAAGTATCAATACAAGGAACTTTATATGGGAAAGTACCTGATAGTTCTTATGGCGGAATAGGCGCGTCAGCTCCTGTAACGTATACTATGGCCAGATCTCCGGCGAGCGGAGCCGTGAATGAAGGAACTACGGTTACATTCACTGTTACAGCTTCTGATGGATCTACCAATCCTTATCCTTATACAATTACTGGTGTAACTTCACCCGATTTTAATCCTTCTGGAACAAGTCTTACGGGAACAGGTACTTTAGGCACCGCAGTGCCATTTACTCTTGCAAATGATCTTTCTACCGAAGGTACTGAAACAATGACTTTCACTATTCCAGGTAGTTATACCGGTCCTACGCAATCATTATCTATTCCTATTTCCGATACTAGCACGACTCCAGGAGGTGGCGGAGGTGGTGGTTCGGGTCCATTTGTCGTATTAGGGCCTCTTTCAGCTCCATATACTACGTATCCGAATAGTACAGGTGGAATTAACAACGTTTGGTTTAGAAGAAGTTTAATTAGATATAATTTGGTAGCTTCTGAACTTAGTACTGCAGGCATGTCTGGCCCTACGGCTCTTACTAGCATTACTTGGAATAATATTAACGTTCCTACCAGACCGACACAGCCGAACTTTACAATACTTTTAGCACCTACATCAAACCCTAGCGTAAATTCCAGCGCTGTGTCACCACAAACTGTAGTTCGCACACAATCGCCTTATACTTGGACTAGTCCTGGTCCGACAACATTTCCGTTTACAACGCCTTGGACATATCCAGGAAGTAATGGAATACAAATTACAGTAATATGGGGTCAAGTTAATCCAAATTACGCATCTTCTGGTCAAATGGCATTTAGAGGACCTGGAAGCATGTATTATGTTCGGACTGATGGCAGTGGTTATTATCCATCAACTCAAAGTACTCCTCAGCAAAACACCGCACGGCCTATAACCGAATTCAACTAAAAGGTTTAATCTATTATGACTATTATGTTTGAACAAACACAAGATACTACTCGTGGTCATAATTTTATGCTAAGGGGTATTTTTAGTAATAGCCAAGGTACTCCTCAAGATTTTCACGGAAATATACAAATAAGAACCGTAAGTTATAATACTACAAATCCACAAGATCCACAAGGCGATGGTGCGCCAGCTGATTTTACTCACACTGCTTGGGTTTTTGCGGGGCATCCTGTAAATATGACACCGATTGCTCCTAATAATACTGCTTCGACAATTTTACACGCATATACAATAGCTAAGCCTGGAAACCAATATATAAAATCAGATGATGGTTTTTTTAATTTTGGGATTACCGTGGGCCCGCAAATGCCTGCCGCTTTGATGCATAATGTTTATCAATTAACCTTTTCAAATGATACTGAAGTTTCTGTAGGAAGTGCGCAAGGTTATCCTAGCATATATGCGGCGGGCGCAGCAACTGGTCCCACTCAAGTTCTATTGATGGGCGGTCAAACATCTTCAAATAGCGGAGAAACGCAAGCTATATGGACAATGCCTAAAGCTTCGAAATCGCCTGTAGCTATAAATCCGTCTGTTAATACTTATTTACCTGCGCTTTTTACTCCAGCTGGCACAAATATAGGCTCAACCCAAGGTGAAACTCAAAATTGGAGTGAAAATTCAAACGATAAATGGTATTCCAATGAAGCCGGCGATATATGGTCTGGATCATTTGCTAGTGGAAATGGTAGTCGAATTTTGTCAGATATGCGTAATCCAGGTAACCAATCGTTTGCGGGGCCGGTATTAGCTGTACCAGGTAATGTAGGATCTTCAGGCGAATTTTCTGTTCATTTTGTCCATGGCACAACTCATCCATATCATCCATTAGTATCTTCTGTTCCAAACAGTCAACACGAACTTGGGTTTAAATTACCTTTTGCAACAGCTCAAGCAACAGGTGGATCTGTTTTATATTTGCCGCCAGGCTTTTATATGAAAGGCCGCGATATGTCACCATATGGCGTTTCAAATATAGCAAAAGGTACTCCTAGTGATTGGAGATTTGATAATGGAGTAGCTTCTAACGCAGATGCGGTTTGGGTACATGGCGGCCAATATAACAATAACTCATCATTTTCTCAAGGTTTTAAACAAGTAGGAAAAGTTTCATTTGCTAGTATGACTAGCGCTGTTGCAGCTATTGGCGACGCCATATCATACGGAGTAAGATATGCTCAAGGAAATAATGATGCAAAAACTGTTTTTATGGCTGATCAGATCAATTCGGGATCTCCGGAAGTCAATAATTGGAGAACATTTAATTTACAAAATTCAATTACAACTAATTCTGTTGGCACAGCATCTGCTGCAGGCCCAGGATATGGTCCCGCGGTGCGAACAGGAGTAAGCAAAGCTGGTGGTTTTGCTTACATCGGTTAAGTTGTATAAATAGCTAAAAATATATTAAGGTTTATCATATGGCTAATCCGAGTAGTAGACAAGGTTTAATTGATTACGCGATGAGATCTTTAGGAGATCCTGTCATAGAAATCAATATTGACCCAGAACAACAAGAAGATAGAGTTGATGAAGCTCTTCAGTATTATCAAGAATTTCATTCTGATGCTACATTAAGAACTTATCTTAAACACCTAATCACTTCGGATGATGTCACAAATGAATATATTTCTTTGTCGTCAAATATAACATTTGTATCACAGCTGTTTCCTATTCGCGGCGGTTCAATAACAAGAGATTTCTTTGATATAAAATATCAATTGCATTTAAATGATATAGCCAATCTTCAGACTTATATGGGAGATTTAGGTTACTATGAACAAATGCAACAATATCTTTCTTTAATTGATATGAGAATGAATGGTACTCCTCAAGTTCAGTTTTCAAGAAAACAAAATAGACTTTATATTCACGGTGATTTCACGGACGGCGATTTAAAAGCTGGAGATTATGTTGTAGCAGAGGTATACGAAATACTTTCGCCTGATTCTCATACAAGTATTTGGAATGATAGATGGCTAAAAGAATATACGACGTCTTTATTTAAAAGACAATGGGGGCAAAATCTTATTAAGTTTGAAGGTATGACATTACCTGGCGGTGTTACGCTTAATGGTAGACAGATTTATGAAGATGCGCAATTAGATATCGATAGGCTAAGAGAAGCAATCCGTACTGAGCATGAGATGCCAGCTGATTTCTTTATGGGGTAAATCATGGCAACTAATATGTATTTCAGCCAGGGCAGTAGGTCAGAGCAACAATTATATGAAGAGATTATAATTGAATCGCTAAAGATTTATGGTCAAGATATTTACTATCTTCCTCGCGACATCGTTAATAAAGATAATATATTAAATGAGGATGCAAGTTCTCGTTTTAATTCATCATATAAGATTGAAATGTATATCGAAAATATTGAAGGCTTTGATGGTGAAGGCGATTTATTTACAAAATTCGGTGTAGAAATAAGAGATCAAGCTACGTTTATTGTGGCTAAAAAACGTTGGGAACAAACTGTCGCAAGATATGACAATGAAATTCAAGGCGTAAGACCCTTTGAAGGTGATTTGCTTTACATTCCATTTTCTAAAAAACTATTTCAAATAATGCATGTTGAGCACGAACAGCCGTTTTATCAACTAAAAGATTTACCTACATATAAACTGCGTTGTGAGTTATTTGAATTTAGTGGTGAAGATTTCGATACAAATATTGCAGATATTGATGGTATAGAAAGACAATACGGATATGAGTATCTCTTAACTTTAGATTCAGCAAGTGGCGGATTTACATTAGGAGAAACCGTAAATCAAACTTTCTCGGATGGCGTTGTTATGTCTGGCGAAGTTTCTCGTTGGAGTGATTCTGATAGAATACTTGGTGTAATTAATGCAGGCGCAGATGATGGCCTATATCATTCGTTTATAACAGGAAGACAAATTATTGGAACTAAAGATGTTGATATAGGAATTGGAGTTGCTAATTCAGTTGCTACCGTAAGCGCAGTAGCCGAAGATAATCAACTATCAAATACAGAACAAAATACGTATTTTGATACACTTACCGACTTCTTAGACTTTAGTGAATCAAATCCATTCGGAGATCCAAGCTAATGTTCGGTACGTATTTTTATCACGAAAGAATTAGAAAAAGTGTTGCACTATTTGGTGCAATGTTTAATAATATATACGTACTAAGAAAAAATAGTAGCGGTGGTGTTATTAATACAATGAAGGTGCCATTAGCTTATGGTCCCAAACAAAAGTTTTTAGAGAGAATTAATGAGGTACCTGATTTAGTAAATAATTCGAAGGTAGCTATTAAACTTCCAAGAATGTCATTTGAAATTGTAGGTATTTCTTATGATCTTAGTAGACAACTTCAAAAGAATAACGCATTTAGTCAAGTTGGAACAACTACACTTAATAGAAATAAAATAAACATATACGTACCATATATTATTAATTTTCAATTAAGCATATACGCTAAAAATCAAGATGATGCTTTACAAGTGGTAGAGCAGATATTTCCGTTTTTTACACCTCAATATACTTTAACAATTAAACCATTAAGCGATCATCCAGATTTAAAAGAAGATGTGCCTATTAGTTTAACAAGTGTAGGTTTTACTGACGATTATGAAGGTGCACAAGAACAAAGAAGAACGATCATTTATACTCTTGACTTTGACATGAAAGTTAATTTCTATGGCCCAGTTGGTACTAAGAAAATTATCCGTCAAAGCGATGCTAGAGTTTATAATATAGATAATGGTTTGAATGATAGCGATGTTTTACTCGAAACTATATCAATAACTCCGAATCCTGCTGATACATTTGGTTTAGCAGATAGTGATTTCGGTTTCAATGAAACTATAACATATAATGGTGACAGCGCATAAAATGGATTCTGATACAGCAGACAATGATTTTGAATATGCAAGACAGACTTATCATGATTTATTAATTAAAGGATCTGATGCATTAGACGAAATGATGGAAGTAGCAAGAGCTACAGAACATCCGAGAGCATTCGAAGTATTTTCGAATATGATGAAACATGTTGCAGATATTAATGGCAACTTGTTAGATCTTCATAAGAAAAAGAATGATATAAAAAATAATAATCAAAAAGCTTTGCCTGCAGGTCAAACAACTAATAATGTTTTTGTTGGATCTACAACAGATTTGCAAAGACTGTTGAAAGACGAAAAAATAATAAATCATGAATGATACATATCTCGGCAATCCGAATGTTAAGAGAGACGGGATTGTACAACATTGGACAAATGATGAAGTAGCAGAATACGCCAAATGTATGAACAATCCGGCATATTTTGCTTCTGAATATTGCAAGATTATTTCGCTTGATGTAGGATTAGTTCCTTTCGAATTATATCCTTATCAAGAAAAAATGTTTAACCAATTTAATGATAATAGATTTAATATTGTATTAGCGTGTCGCCAATCAGGTAAATCAATCTCTAGTGTTGTTTATCTTTTATGGTTTGCTATCTTTCATCCAGAAAAAACTATTGCAGTACTAGCCAATAAAGGTGCTACTGCCAGAGAGATGTTAGCAAGAGTTACACTTACTCTTGAAAATCTCCCGTTCTTTCTTCAGCCTGGTTGTAAAGCTTTAAATAAAGGTTCCATAGAATTTTCAAATAATAGTCGCATTATTGCGTCTGCTACTTCTGGATCTTCTATTCGTGGTCTATCTGTCAACCTATTATATCTCGATGAGTTTGCGTTTGTCGAAAGAGCTGCAGAGTTTTATACTTCAACTTATCCAGTTATTTCTTCTGGTACAGAATCTAAAATTATTATTACATCTACTGCGAATGGTATTGGTAATATGTTCCAAAAAATTTGGGAAGGTGCTGTTCAGAAAACAAACGACTTTGTTCCGTTTAGAGTAGATTGGTGGGATGTTCCAGGCCGTGATGAAACTTGGAAAGCAGAGACTATAGCAAATACTTCTCAGCTGCAGTTTGATCAAGAGTTTGGTAATACTTTCTTTGGAACTGGTGATACACTTATATCGGGAAATACACTATTAGAATTTAGAGCAAAAGAACCTGATAAAAGATTAGAACAAAATTCTGTTTCTATATTTAAAGAACCTGAAAAGAAACATGACTATATAATGACAGTAGATGTTTCGAGGGGAAGAGGACAGGATTATTCTACATTTAATGTGATCGATATTAGCACAAGACCTTTTGAACAGGTTGCTGTTTATCGCAATAATACTATATCTCCATTACTCTTCCCGAATATTATTTATAAGTATGCGAATTTATACAATCAAGCTTACGTTATAATAGAAGCAAACGATCAAGGCGGGGTAGTGTGTAATGGACTATACCACGAATTAGAATATGAAAATATGCATGTAGAGTCTGCTATTAAAGCAAATGCTCTTGGTATAGAAATGACTCGTAAAGTAAAACGTATTGGTTGTTCGGCTATTAAAGATATTCTAGAAGAAAAAAAGTTAATAGTGCACGATGAGAACACTATCATGGAAATATCAACGTTCGTAGCTAAGGGGCAATCCTATGAAGCGTCAGATGGCAACCATGATGATTTAATGATGAATTTAGTTCTATTTGGTTATTTTGCTACAAGTAACGTATTTTCAGATTTAACTGATATTAATTTAAAACAAATGATGTTTGAACAAAGAATGAAAGAAATAGAAGATGATGTAGTACCATTTGGTTTTATAGAAGACGGGTTAGATGATATTCAAGTGGTACCAAAAGCAGATCCATGGAGTATAACTGATGAAGCAGATGGTATACGGTTTGATCCAAATCATAAAAATTTCTAATGTATAAATAGATTTAATGATTGATTAATCGTATTATGAAAACTTATAATTAGTTCAATGGAATAAGGAAAAATAACAATGGCATTAGGCGTACCTTCCGAGTCTCCGGCTATAGTTGTTAAGGAAGTAGATCTGACAGGCGGTGTGCCCAATGTGCAGTCTACAACTGGAGCAATTGCTGGTAAGTTTCGTTGGGGCCCTGCAGGAGTAGCTAAAAAAATCAGTACAGAAACTGAATTAGCTTCTACTTTCGGAGCACCTGACGATGCACACTCAGTCGATTTTCATTCGGCTGCATACTTTTTAAAATATTCAAATGCACTTCAAGTAATTCGCGCAGTAGATACAAGCGCGCTTAATGCTGGTTCTGGAGATTCAGCTGGCGCAGCAGATTTTATTCGAAATGCAGATCACAGAGATGGCTTATCAGGACTAAATACCTGGGCAGCAAAATATCCTGGTACCTTAGGTAACAGTTTAAAATATGTAAAAATCAATAGCACAGGTTGGGCAGGCGCTAACGCATCCCATAAAGCAGAATTTGATGCAGCACCAAGTGCTGGTGAAGTTCATGTTTTAGTGCTAGACGAAGACGGCGTTATTACTGGTACAGCAAATACAGTACTAGAAAGATTCCCGTTCTTGTCTACAACGTCATCAGCGCAAAATGCTGATGGTTCAAGTAACTTTGCTCCGAATGTAATTAACGCACAATCTAGTTGGTTGTGGTATAACGACGCAGCATTTACAGATTCTACTGGTACAGCTTCGATGGCATTCGGTACTGATGGTTCAGTTGCTGTAGCAGATTATCAGACAGCATACGATCAGATTGAAGACAAAGATACAATCGAAGTTGACTTTCTTATCGCTGCTGGCATGGCAAATGCTACAGATCAAGAAACATTAGTTGACGATTTAGCAGTAACTGCTGGTACTACACGTAAAGATTGCGTTGTTGTTACTTCGCCATCAACTGCTTCTGTGGTAAATAACGCAGATCCTGTATCAGCTAGCGTAACAGAAGCTGATACTTTTGCAAGATCTTCTTATGTTGTAGTTGACAACAATCACCTAAAGGTTTATGATAAATATAACGATAAGTATATTCATATTCCTGCCGCTTCTTCAACTGCCGGTATTATGGCTGCATCAGATAATGATACAGCTCCATGGTTCTCGCCTGCAGGCGCCCGTAGAGGCAGGTATCTAGGTGTAACAAATCTAGCATATACACCAACAAAATCTCAGAGAGATACGCTATATAAAGCAGCAATTAATCCAATTGCTAATCTTCCCGGACAAGGTGTGTTGTTATTCGGTGATAAAACACACTTAGCAAGACCATCGGCATTTGATCGTATTAACGTACGTAGATTGTTCTTGGTTTTAGAAAGAGCAATCGCTTTAGCAGCAAGAAATACAATGTTCGAATTTAACGACGAGTTTACAAGAGCAGAATTCGTTAGTATTGTAGAGCCGTTTTTAAGAGAAGTTAAAGGTCGTAGAGGTATTACTGATTTTAGAGTTGTATGTGACGAAACAAACAACACTGGAACAGTGATAGATAACAATGAATTTGTAGCAAACATTTTCATTAAACCTGCGCGTTCTGTTAACTATATCACTCTTAACTTTGTAGCTGTTAGAACCGGAGTTGATTTTGAAGAAGTCGCTGGGCTACAGGTATAAGGAGATAGACAATGGCAATTTTAGGCGTAGATGATTTTAAAGCCAAATTAAGAGGTGGTGGTGCTCGGCCGAATTTATTCAAATCGACTATCACTTATCCTGGATATGCAGGTGGAGATGTAGAACTTACTTCTTTTCTTTGCGAAGCTGCACAGCTTCCAGGATCTACTATCGGAACAATTATTGTTCCATTCCGTGGTAGACAATTAAAAATGGCGGGCGATCGAGTGTTTGACGTTTGGACTCCAACAATCATCAATGATACGGACTTTAATGTTCGTGATGCGATGGAACGTTGGATGAACGGCATGAATGCTCACAGTGCAAATACTGGCTTGACAAATCCTGTTGACTACGAAGCAGATCTGCTTGTAGAACAGCTTGATAAAGATGGCAGTGTACTTAAAACATATAACTTTAGAGGTTGTTTTCCAACAGCTGTTTCTCCGATTGATCTGGCATATGCGACAGAAAATGACATCGAGAGATTTACTGTTGAATTCCAGGTACAATACTGGGAAGCGGCTACTACTTCTTAAGTGGTATAAATAATCCTTAAGAGGGGCGTAATTGCCCCTCTTTATCATAATCTTTAGGATATTTTATGGCTGATGATAGTTTAAAATTATTTGGTTTCGAAATCAGACGAAATCGAAAAGTAAAAGATGAGTTACTCCCATCTATTGTTCCACCGTTAGATCAGGACGGAGCTGGCTACGTTACTGCGGCTGGAGCTCATTTTGGTACGTATGTCGATATTGAAGGCGACAAAAAAACCAAGGACGATCGTCAACTTATAATGCAATATAGAGCTGTAGCTACTCATCCAGAAGTAGATGCTGCAGTAGAAGATATTATCAACGAATCTATTACGTCTTCTCAGAGTGAGCAAGCCGTAAGCATAAGATTAGATAAAGTAGAAGCTCCTGATAATATCAAAAAAGCTATTACAGAAGAATTTAATACAATCTATAATATGTGTAATTTTGGCGAGATGGGCCATGATATGTTTAAGAGATGGTATATCGACGGTAGAATGTATCACCATCTAGTTATAAATGATAAAAATCCTAAGCAAGGTATTCAAGAGATCAGACCAATTGACGCTGCTAAAATCAGAAAAGTAAAGCAGGTTAAAAAAGAAAAAGATCCTAGCACTGGTATTAGTATTGTAAAAAACGTAGATGAGTTTTACATTTATCAGGAAACACCAGGTGCTCAGACACAAGGTGTTAAACTTTCAAATGATTCTATCTCTTATGTTACGTCTGGTTTATTAGATGAAAAACGTAAGAGAGTTGTATCACATCTCCATAAAGCACTTAAACCAATTAACCAATTACGTATGATGGAAGACTCGCTAGTCATTTATAGACTAGCTAGAGCACCAGAACGTAGAATCTTTTATATCGATGTCGGTAACTTGCCAAAAGGTAAGTCAGAAGAATATATGAAAAACATTATGGCCAAGTATCGTAACAAGCTTGTCTATGATGCAGATAGCGGAGCTATTAGAGATGATCGCAAACATATGTCGATGCTTGAAGACTTTTGGTTACCTCGCCGCGAAGGTGGGCGTGGAACAGAAATTACTACACTTCCAGGCGGTGAAAATCTTGGACAAATCGACGACATCATCTATTTTCAAAAACGATTGTATAGATCATTAAATGTTCCTCTTGCTAGATTGGAACAAGAACAGCAGTTTAGTTTAGGTAGATCTACGGAAATTAGTAGAGACGAATTAAAATTCCAAAAGTTTATTGATAGAATTAGATCAAGATTTAATCACTTCTTCTTAAATATCTTAAAGAAACAACTTATATTAAAAGGTATTATAACTGAAGAAGATTGGGCTGTATGGTCTAATAATGTAATGGTTGATTATGTAAGAGACAATCACTTTACAGAATTAAAAGATGCAGAATTATTAAGAGAAAAACTACAGACTCTTGACGTTATGCAACAGTATGTAGGTGAATTCTATTCAAAAGAATGGGTTATGAGAAACGTATTACATTTTGATGATGAAGACATTAAACAAATGAAAGATCAAATTGATGATGAAATGAAAAGTGGTGAAATCGGACCAGACGATGACCACATAAATCCAGCACAAGGAAATGACAATGAGTGATATCGAAACAATGATTGACGCCGCAGTAAATAAAGATTTTAATGCGGCAAACGGAATCTTTAATGAATTAATTAATGCTAGATTAACTGATACATTAGAACAAGAAAAAATAAATACCGCGGCAAGTATTTTTGATCAAGAAAATGTAGACGTTTCTGACGAAGAAGAAGAGCAATTAGATCTCGACTTTGAAGACGATGATGATGATGCAGCTGAAGATGCTGAAGAATTAGAAGATGATGCTGATTCTATTGAAACAGAAGAAGCTGACGAAGAGTAATAAAATTTCTTAAAACGGTAATAAGTATAAATAAAACAATGAATACATTTAAACAGTTAAGAGAGAAAATGAATAAGGGCATGCCGCCAGGTGAGCATGTCTATGATAAGAAGTTCGGCAAAGTCGAGCTTATGATTCATAAAGAAAAAAATATGTTTACTGTTTATATTGACCGCGAAAAACTCGATACCTATAAAACTCAGAAACAAGCTGAGAAAATGGGGAAAGAGTTTATAAAGCAATATAAAGGATAAGAAATGAAACTGATTGCAGAATATAACGATCAAAATATCGAAGTGATTACTGAAGCCAGAGGTGATGGCGGTAAGGATCATTTCATTGAAGGCATTTTTATGCAGTCAGAAGCAAAGAATAGAAACGGACGTATTTATCCCAGACCTATCATGGAAAAGGCGGTCGACAAATACGTTACTGAACAGGTTTCCAAGAACAGAGCGGTCGGTGAATTAAATCACCCTGAAGGACCAACTGTTAACTTGGATAAAGTATCTCATAAGATCACTGAACTTAATTGGAAGGGAAATGATGTTGTGGGTAAGGCACAGATACTGGATACTCCTATGGGTAATATTGTAAAAGGTTTATTAAATGGTGGTGTTCAACTTGGTGTCTCAACTCGTGGTATGGGTAGCCTTGAGCAAAAAAATGATGCTATGTACGTCAAAGACGACTTCGTTCTTAATACGGTTGATATCGTACAAGATCCATCTGCTCCGACAGCTTTTGTCAATGGAATTATGGAAGGTGTAGAGTGGGTTTGGAACAATGGTGTTATAGAAGCTCAAGTAATTGAAAATATGGAGACTGAAATTAAGAAAGCTCCACGTGCTGATCTCTATGAGGTTCAGACTCGTGAGTTTAAAAATTTCCTCTCGTTAATGAAACGTAACTTATAATAAGGAGATCAACATGGCTGATCAAATCGACCAGGATGTAGAGCTCGACGAGGAAATCGAAGAAGCTCACGATCCAGCAAACGCAGAAGCACAATCTGTTGCCTCTGTTGATGCCGCCGAAGATAAAGGCCCTAAAGCTAAAAAGCGTAAGGGTGACAAGGATGCCGGCGATAAAGCACCTATTCCTGCCGCAACAAAAGCAGCTGCTCCACAAGCAGAGTCTATCGATTTTAATGGGGACTTCAGTGAAGACTTGAACGCTCTAGTGGAATCTGAGGCAACACTCAGCGATGAGTTTAAAGCCAAAACAGCTGTAATTTTTGAAGCTGCAGTAAAATCAAAACTTTCTGAAGAGATCACTCGGTTAGAAGAAGAATATGCTACTCAACTTGATGAGGAAGTAAATTCAATGAAAACCGATATGGTCGAGAAAGTTGATAGCTACCTCAACTATGTTGTTGAGAACTGGATGGAAGAAAACAAACTTGCGATTCAATCAGGTCTTCGTACCGAAATCGCAGAAGGTTTCATGGGTAAGTTGAAAGACTTGTTTACTGAATCTTATGTTGAAGTTCCAGAATCCAAAGTAGACCTCGTTGACGAACTTGCTACTGCAAACGAAGAACTTGAAGAAGACTTCAATAACGCAGTTGCTAAATCAATTGAGCTTCAAGAAGAGTTAGAAACATATAAGCGTGAAGCGGTTATTCGTGAAGCGTCAAAAGATCTAGCTGAAACTCAAGTAGAAAAACTTAAGTCACTGGTTGAATCCATCGATTTTGAAGATGAAGACACTTTTGCTTCAAAAGTATCTACCATCAAAGAATCATATTTTAAACAGCAAACTACTGAATCTGTAATTTCTGATGACACTTCTGAAGAGGCAATCGAAGAAGAAGTATCAGATACTATGGCTCAGTATATCGCTGCAATCCGTAAAAATAAACACTAAGTAGGAGATCCTATAATGGAAACTTATGATCGTCTCGTAGAGAAATGGTCTCCGGTTCTAAACGAATCATCGGCCGGCGACATCTCTGACGCACACCGTAAAGCTGTAACCGCAGTTGTACTGGAAAACACTGAAAAAGCTCTTCGCGAAGAGCGTAGCCAAGCAAACTTCTTGTCAGAAGCTTCACCAGCAACATCATCTGGTAACTCTTCTGTTGCTAACTGGGACCCAGTCCTTATCTCACTTGTACGTCGTGCAATGCCGAACATGATGGCGTACGATGTATGTGGTGTTCAGCCAATGGCCGGACCAACAGGCTTGATCTTCGCAATGAAGTCACGCTATGGTACAGGTACAACTGGTGCAACTGAAGCATTGTTCAACGAAGCAGACACTACATATGCTGGTGACTCAAGCGCAACTCAATCAGCTGGACCATCAGGCCTAGCAGGTTTGACAGATTCTAACTCAGATTCTTCAATCGACAATGATCGTGGTTCAAACCCAACATTCGGTGGTGGTACAACTACTGCTGAAGCAGAACTTTCAGGTGCATTCCGTAACATGGGCTTCACCATTGAAAAGCAAACTGTTACTGCGAAATCACGTGCATTGAAAGCAGAGTATAGCTTGGAACTAGCACAAGACCTTAAAGCGATCCACGGTTTGGACGCTGAGACAGAATTGTCAAACATTCTGTCAACAGAGATCTTGGCTGAAATCAACCGTGAAGTTATCAGAACAATTAACGGTCAAGCTAAAACTGGTGCTGGTACAGCTAACACAGCAATCAACGGTATCTTTGATTTGTCAACAGACGCCGATGGTCGTTGGTCAGTAGAAAAATTCAAAGGTCTGCACGTACAGTTGGATCGTGAAGCTAACACAATCGCGAAAGAAACACGTCGCGGTAAAGGTAACTTCATCATCTGTTCATCAGACGTTGCTTCAGCTTTGGCTGCTGCAGGTACTTTGGATTATGCTCCAGCATTGTCAACTAGCTTGAATGTAGATGATACAGGCAATACATTTGCTGGTGTTATCAATGGTCGTATGAGAGTATACATCGATCCATATGCAACTACTGATTATATCACAGTAGGTTATAAGGGTACTAACCCATATGACGCCGGTGTATTCTATTGCCCATACGTACCGCTAACTATGGTACGTGCAGTTGGTGAGAATGACTTCCAGCCAAAAATCGGCTTCAAAACTCGTTACGGTATGGCCGCAAATCCATTCGTACCTGGCGCGATTGGAAACAATGGTTTGGGTAATGCTCGTCAGAACCAATACTATAGAATCTTCCGCGTGGATAACATTCTACAATAAGAATCGGATTAACCGATCGAAACTAAGGGCGCTTCGGCGCCCTTTTTTTATTCCCAATTACACTGTTTATTAAACTTATCCCCTATAATCGTATATTGTTTTTCAGTTATCGGCCTGGATTCAGTATCCATTGTTGATAATCTAACACATCCATTATTTAAAGGATCTACATACATGAACCACCCTGTGACAATATATTTAGTATGTTCTTCACTTATTTGACCGGCATGAGGATGAGTAAACTCAGCTGGCCAAATAAGAGTATTTCCTGTTATAGCTTCTGCAGTGTAATCTTGTTCTGGAAAATGAGTGCCTCCATTTGGAACATCGTTTAAATAAGTCATAAAAACAAAACAACGGTATGGAATAAACACATCTCTTTCGTAATGTACTTGTCTAAATCCTTGACCAGGTTTATATCTCTGAACATTAGCCATTTCTAAAGTAATATTAGATACTTTGGCTTTTTCTGCGTATTTGTATATTTCAGGCATAAGAGAATCATAATATTTTGTCCAAAGTTTTGTAAAATCAAGTTTAGTAAAAGAACAATCCAGGCTATCTTTTATATGAGGCTGAACTTCATTAGAAGATAATCCAGGTGATGTATCTACAACATCGCTTTCAAAAACCTTAATTATGTCTTTACAAAGCTGTTCGTCCATTTTAAACGATTTGATCCAGTTATTCATAAAATACTCCTCATAATGTATTATAAATATAGTCAACCTATGGAGACTATTTATGCCTGAATTAAATCCAAGCGTTAGCGTTAATGTTTCAGATGTCGCACCCACAAGCGGGTTAAATAATCTGAATCTATTACAACCTAATGCGTTTAAATTAATTATAGACAGAAAGAACTTTTCAAATTTAGAGTTCTTTGCACAAGCTGTAATACATCCCGATATTTCTGTTCAAGCAGCAGATGTAGCGTATCAAAGAATTAGTAGTATAGCTATGGCCGGTGATAAGCTAACATTTGGTGAATTATCTGCTATGATTATATTAGATGAAAATCTTAATTCTTATATTGAAATGTACAATTGGGTAAACAGATTAGTGGAATCAAATGATAGAACGCCTATCAATAGAGATGTTGCAAAACCTCCGACTTATTGCGATATTACTCTTAGCATATTGTCAAGCCACAATAATCAAACCCGGAAAGTTAAATATATAGACTGTGTACCTACCGGTCTTGGTAATATTTCTTTCGAATCTACAAGTGGAGGTGAGGCATTTATAACTTATCCAGCAAACTTTAGATTTTCTTACTTTGAAATTGAATAAACATAGGATTATATATTATGAATTTAGAAGAAATACTGGGCCAATGGTCCATAGAATGTGTTATAGATAAAGTTAGTTTAGACGAAACATCAAGACAAACTCCGGTTTTGCATGCTAAATATTTACAACTATTAACACACGCGAAGCTTATGTTAAAACGAGCAGAAGCTTCTCAGAAAGTATTACTAAAAAATAAATGGCTTTATTACAATGGTAAGCTAGATCAAACTGCTATTGAGAATTTTGGTTGGGACCCCGATCCTTTTGATGGACTAAAAGTTCTGAAAGGTGAAATGGATTATTATTATGACTCAGATCCTGATATTCAGAAATCAGAAGAAAAAATTCAATACTATAAAACTATTATTGAAACTCTTACTGAAATTGTAACGAGTTTAAACTGGAGACATCAGACAATTGGTAATATTATAAGATGGAAACAATTTGAAGCAGGTGGCTAGTGGAAGATTTATCGGTAAAACTTAATAACTATAGTATGTTAAACATAGACTGTGATCGTGGAATAGCTCAAGAGCTTTCCGATTACTTCTCATTCTTTGTTCCTGGATATAAGTTTATGCCAGCATATAAGAACAGAGTATGGGACGGTAAAATTCGTCTATTTAATAGCATAACCGGTGAGCTAAACGCGGGCTTGTTCGCTTATTTACAGAAATTTGCTCGAGAACGTAACTACAGCGTTGGTCTTGAGGAAAGTCGATATGGACTACCTGCTCAGAAGGAACGTGTAGCTCAATTCGACGATTGGTTAAAGTTGGAAAAACTACCATTTGAGCCCAGAGAGTACCAGTACCGAGCAGTGGTGAAAGCGTTAGAAGAATGTCGGGCAATT